TTATTCACAAAATTATATCCTGATACAATAGACAGTATCGACATGCTCCTTGATTTACCATGGAATGCTACTCAGATTGATAGTACACCCGAATATACAAGCGCTCACGTAGCATTATCAAAAGACAATGAAACTATTACGATTCGAGTTCCGTTCAAGAAATCGTTTATATCGACTTTTCGAGATCAGGTGAAGCACAATACTTTCGTCTGGGATAAGGAACAGAAACAATATATAGCGCCGTTTAGTACCTCAGCATTAAAAATTGCATACACACATTTGCCGAAACATTTTGAAACCGTACGATATTCTGCTGATCTCTCTGACATTCTGAATAAATTAAAACTGTATGAAGCTGAAATTTGGGATCCTACTCTAGTAAAAATTAGAGAGAACCAATATGTAGTGGCCGCATGCAATTCAGTCCTGCATGATATTTTGCCAGAGACATTGGCTCTGGATGTCGAGGCACTATATAAGTTATCCAGTCTAGGCGTCAATATTGATAAGGATGTTATGTCTCAGTTGACACCGGAGCTTATTTTCGCGGCTCAAAGATTTATTGAAGTAGATATTAATGATATGTCTACAGTAGCTACTTGGCTAACTCATTCTATATACAAAGATCATCAGATTGTCATGACGCATAAATATTCAGATAAAAAAGTAGACACTGAAATTGCTCGATGCCTAGAGGGTGCAGGGCTTGAAATATCAAAAATCGAACACATAGTATGGCCTAGGCGACGGGTGAAAGATACCGATGACAGCCTCTCAAAGAAAAAAATATACATAACTACGAATATTATTTTTCCCAATGTAATGTACAATAGAGTAAAAACCGTAATAATAAAAAATTCAAGGTCAATTTCTATACAATGATAGCAGAAGCAATAATCATCATTAATGATGAAGTAACTTGTAAAATTACCGGATTAGACGCAGATATTCGCAGACAGCTATCGCGTAAATTTGACTTCGAAGTACCCGGCGCGAGATTTACTCCAGCTGTACGTTTAGGACGATGGAATGGTAAAATTAGCTACTTTTCTATAAGTGGTAGTACATACGTCAATCTTCTGGACGAAATCATTCCGATAATTATAGATGCTGGTTATAATATCACACTAGATGATCGCCGCAAACCTAAATCAGATTTTAAATTTAAAGAAATCACTGATCAATTTTGGTCAAATTCTTGCTGGCCCGTAGGACATGAACGTGCTGGCCAGCAGATAGTTATTAGAGATTATCAAGTAAATATTATCAATAATTTTCTAAGGAATGTTCAATCACTTCAAGAGGCGGCAACTGGATCTGGCAAAACTCTTGTTGCAGGTACCCTTTCAAAGCTTATTGAGCCATATGGAAGATCACTTGTTATCGTTCCGAGCAAAACATTGGTCGAACAAACCGAAGCTGACTATGTGAATCTTGGAATGGATGTGGGAGTATATTTCGGAGATAGAAAAGATTATGGCAAATCACATACAATTTGTACCTGGCAATCACTAAATAATGTTTTGAATAATAAAGACATTCAGACTGATCCTAATGTAATAACTGGATTAGGATTTATTGATAATGTAGTATGTACTATAGTTGATGAGGCACATTCAGTGCGTGGTACAATACTAAAGGATATGCTCACTGGTCCCCTAGCAAATATACCAATTCGCTGGGGATTAACAGGCACTATACCAAAAGAGCCAATGTCAGCAGCAGCTTTGTTGATTTCAGTTGGCCCGGTCATTGGTAAGTTATCAGCTAATGAATTACAAGAGCGTGGAGTTCTTGCAAATTGCCATGTGCATATAAAACAACTTAAAGACAAAGTTGAATACAAGGATTATAATAGTGAACTAAAATTTTTATTAGGAGACCCGCAACGATTAGATAAAATGGCAGCAATGATTCAAGAGATCAGCAGTACCGGAAATACTCTAGTACTTATTGGTCGAGTTAATGCAGGCAAAGAACTAGCCAAGAGAATTAGTGGATCGGTCTTTATCAGCGGTGGAACAAAAACTTCCAAGCGGAAAGAAGAATATGATGACTTCTCAACACTTAATAATAAGATACTAATTGCTACGCCGGGCATTGCATCAACTGGTATTAATCTGCCGCGCATATATAATCTAGTATTCATCGAAGTCGGCAAGTCTTTTATACGAGTTATTCAGAGTATAGGCCGCGGGCTAAGAAAAGCGGAAGATAAAGATGAAGTTAGTATATGGGATATATGTAGTACCTCAAAGTTTTCAAAACGACATTTAGCTATAAGAAAGGCTATGTATAATGATGCAAAATACCCTTTCAGCCTGGAAAAAATAACGTACTAGAATAGTTTTTGTTGCATTTTGAAACAATTCGTGTTACTATTACAACTTAGTAAACGGAGTGCGTACCATATATATTCTCAATCTTGATACAAATTGTCCATATAATCTTGAGCAATTACCAAAAGAAATAGATGATTTACGTTTTGCAATTTTGGACAACAGTAATACTTCTCAGGTCGATTATTTATTTATACCATTAATCTTTATAGAGTCATTCGGGTGCCCGGCGCTTGTATTAAGGATAGGTGATAAGACCATAAAGATGCCAGTAGACTGGCAAATTCTTATAGGAGAAAAAGAACACGGTGATCTAGAGACATTGCCTTTATCTAGTCTTAATGATCGTGGGTTTCATGCATTTGAATTCAATCCGCTAAGTTCAAGATCACCAAATTTTCTCCCAATAGAAATATTAGATATCTATCCTGATGTTACCTGGTATGCGCCTAGGCTACGAAACGGACAATTTTTATGCGTTCCAATTGATGATGGTGAAAAGCCTAGATGTATCTATTTTGTCAAAGAGATTAGTAAGAATTGTGAGATAGTGGATTATTCCTCCGCCTGGTGAGAAACAATGAAATACGAATACAAAGTAGTTTACCGCGGAACTTCGCAAGACATAACTCCTACTGAGATGGAGAGGTTTTACAATGAGGGTCATTGGGAATTTGTAAGTATGGGCGGCCCGACAGTTTTAGGACTTCACTATTGGTTCAGGCGTGAAAAGAAAATATACACTGAGTGTACACAAGTAGAATATGAGGAGCAAAGCGAATATGAATGAGACGGTTGTTACTGAAGGAGAAGAAGAACAACAAACAGTGCTAGCAGCATTTAGAACTGGAAACCCAGACATAGTTGACGATGTTGTTGGAGTGATCAGAACGTTGTACCCGAAAATTGACCTGTTAATTAAAAAGGAGAAAAGTAATGAAGTGGTTTGATAATTGGTTTTTTGAGAACTGTAAGAAAGCCTGGAATAGACGGAATGAAGCAGATGATGTTGGTATCTATCCATCAGACTCTAATTTTCTTAGAAAATCTGGTGGTGAAGGTTTATATGCAAATTCCTTTCAATTTCAAGTCTTTCGTGCTGACGGCGGATTTGTGATACAATATCAGTCGCCAGAAGACACAACTAATTATAAACAAGAAGGTTCTAGGCACAAATTAGTATTAGTTGAATCGGATGAAGATTTAGGAAAAAAGATAAATCATATTATGATGCACGAGTCATTATTGTCTTAATGTTATGAAGGATTCCACAGCAGATAACACTCTGGAAAAACAAGACTTCAATCTTTTTGAAGCACTGGTAGCTATAGATAAAAAAGACTATGGCTATTATGATCGTCTTCTTCCAGAACAACAAAAGAAATTTGTTCCGTACCTACTGATTCAATGGATTAGTGCAGTCAAAGCCAATCATTCTATACAGGAATATTATCTACAAAGTACAGAGTATCATTCTAATAAATATCTTTTTAACGAGAACGTACAGAAACATCCAAAATTAGTTTGGCTGACTCTGTGCGCAGCATCTCCGGGATTAGGAAAACAATTTCACTTTTGGATACCACATATCCGCGAAAGAGTATCAAAACTAAAAGAAAATGCCAAACCAAAGGAAATAAAAGAATATTACAAGAAAATTTATCCAAAGTCATCTATAGATGATATTAATATAATATCCGAAGCATTCATTGACAATCACCAGAAAAGAATGTATATTGGAACTGAATTCCCTACGCTTAAATATGATGAGATTGAATTGTTGGCCGAATTAGTATCAAATGAAGAAATTGCAGATCACAAAAGATACTCCGGTAATTAACAATGATTTTGCATGTGAGTTTTGTGGGGTAAAGTTCAAACGCGAAACTACATTGGCACGCCATGCTTGTGAGCCACGCCGCAGATGGATGGATCAACATCGGCCTGGTAATCGTATTGGATTTCAATGCTGGATTAGGTTCTATCAGAAAAATTCATTGACAAGTAATACACCAAAGACTTATCAGGAATTTATCAAGAGTGCATATTTTTTGGCATTTGTGAAGTTCGGAAATTACTGTGCGAGCGTGAATATATTCAATTCATTCGCATACACTGATTGGCTGCTAAAGAATGAAATAAGAATCGACACGTGGTGTAGTGATGTGCATTATACCCGATTTCTTGTAGAATATTTAAAGATTGAGGATTCGTTAGATGCGGTCGCGCGAAGCGTTGAAACAATGATTAATCGGGCACAAGAGGAAGGCATACAACCTCATGATTATTTACGTTACGGAAATCGTAATAAAATTTGTCATATCATAACTACCGGACGAATTAGTCCATGGGTATTGTATCAGAGTAAAAGCGGAGTATCGTTTCTAGAAAGTTTGGACGAGACTCAACAAAAAATGATTCTAGATTATATTAATCCAGAGCAATGGGCTATAAAGTTTATACGAAATAAGGATGAGCTTCCAAATGTTAAACAACTATTACAATCAGCAGGCTATTAAAGTGATCTCAGATGAATTCTTCTCAGGACCTACTATAGGAATGACACTTGATGAATTCTCGATTTGGGTCAATGAAGAGATACAATATATGTATAAACTAGACCCGGTGGGTTGTTTAACATTAAAGAATCTAGTTCTAGAAATTTATCCGGAGGTAGATGACGTAACCGTTACGCGGGCAGACGATAGATTAGAGGTACGTTTGATTTTCAATGATGAAGCTAAACAGACTTGGTTTTTGTTGAAATATTCGTGAGATGACCAATACGATGTTCACTCACTATGATATGATAAAGACTTGGAATGAGGACAAACCAGGTTGGTATTTGTCCAGTGCAAAGCTTAGTACAGGAATAATTCCTGCAGAGCTAGTTAGTGAAAAAGCCGAAGAGATTATTTGTTGGTTATATAAAGAATTAGACGCATGTGAAAAACATTGTCGTTGGAGGATTGAAGTTCAAGAAAATGATATTTTCCTACGAGTGAAATTTCGACATGAAAAAGATTGTGTTTGGTTCAAATTAAGG